GTCATAAGTACCCGCTGGGGAAACGTGGCAAAGTACCTAACGCATCTGCTTTCGCAAGGTTTCAAACCGTTTTCGCTCGTCTTCGAGTTCCTGAAGCTCGACATGGCTGCGGTTCATCGACAGGTGATTCATTCTCAGCGGTTTGCTTGGATTGCCAATATAAACAACACCAGGCTCAATCCGACTGCGAGAGTGAACAACCGTACCCATCCCCAGCATTGTGTATGAGCCAATCACACTGTATTGGTGAACGCTGACGTTTAAGCCAAGGTTTGCGTTCTTCATAACGTGGCAATGTCCAGCCAAGAGCGCAGAGTTGGCAAGCGTGACGTTTTCTTCAAGATAACAATCATGAGCAACGTGACTGCCAGCCATCAAGTAAGCAAACTCTCCGACTACGGTTTGGCGTTGAATCCCAGCGTGAACCGTGACGTATTCACGAATCACTGAGCCTTTGCCAATCTTGACGCCCATCAACTTTCGTCTGCTTCGGTGCTGCGGATCTGAGCCAATGACTGCGCCAGGATAGACTTCGCAGTTTGCGCCTATGTCCAACGGACCATAGAGGCAGACATTCGGCCCGATCTTTACGTTTTTTCCGAAGGTAACGTCACCTTCAACGTGAACAGTTGAGTGAATGTTCATAGCCAGTGCGCCATCAGTTCAGGTTCAATGTTTGGTGGTTTTGGATTGCCGTGAAAGTAAACAATCTTTGCTTTGCTTCTATGTTCAGGCTGATTTGTCCAGTGAACTTTGTAGCTTTGAATCTCATGAGGAAAGACTTGGTCAAGCCTTGTGGCGTTCGCACAGACAACACGAAGAAAAGCCATCTCGCTCGGTAGGTTCTTGTACTGATAATTGATTCCGCTTTCTGCTCGGTGTTGCCAAAGATTCCAGACTCGCTTGACTTCAGCGGCTGAGAATAAGCCGATACCGTTGCAGATAGTATGTGGTTCAAATGGATCTGTGAGTAATCCGCATTCACCTCGCCAATTCAGCAACTCGTCAATGTTTCCGACAATCAGTGTGTCGAGTCCCAAGATAAACCTGCGGCCTTTGCCAAGCCCAGGTCGAAAAGCTTCCATGACACAAGCCCAGCCCAGATCCTCGCAGTCGAGCGCAACTTGCGTGACGGTTTCGTTGAACTGATATTCTCGGTCAGTCAAACAAATCAGCTTGTGGCTCTTTGTCGTATTGCGCTTAATCGCTCGCGCCAATTTGTCCACCCACTCAGCAGAGTAGCCAGCGTTTGCGCTGTAGCTGGGTAGGTGCCGCTCTTTGCCGTTGAATAGAATGCAGACAATGTCCATTAAGCCGCTACCTTCCTCTGTCTTTGATCCATAATCTGTTTGCGCCAGTAGGCAAAATTTCTAGGCCAGTGGCGTTTAATGGCGAGTTCGCCCACAAAGTCAAAGTCGAGTCGCTCTGCTTCATAGTTTGAACTGCGAACGTAGACAATCACCCACTCGTCGCGGCTGGCCTTTTTGTATCCGGTACGCCTCTTGATTCCGTAAGCGTTTCTTGCTCGGTCCCTCACCACAAAGTAACGCCACTTCTTCCTTCTGCCGGATTCCTCGGTTGTATTCTGTGCTGCGTCCGCATTTGCTTTCAGATAACTCAGCATTTGCGTAATCATGCCGCGCTTCAGGTTTCCATATTTGTCTAGCGGAATGCCTTTCGCTGGAACTCCGTAGTAGCCTTTAGGCATCAAGCCTTCACGATACAAGGACTTCTCAAAGCGTTTGAATGCTCTGTCCTCGCCTGTGATGTGTGGCAGTAAAATTTCCTCACCTGTTAAGGTGCTACCAACCACACCTTTGAGGTCTTTCGCGTAAACTCTGCCCGATTGCTTTTTGATGTCATACTCGACAAACAAGCTGCCTCGTCTGCCAGGTTTCTTCTTGTTTGGTGGTACAATAAACGGTGTTGGACGGTCAAAGACGTCTTCCATTTCTTCGTACAAGGCAAAGCGTACATCGAAGAGCGTATCTCTGACTGCCTTTCCTACAGCATCCGGCATTTTCTTAGCGACTGAGCGCAGATACTGCCTTGGGATTTTTAGTCCGGTGTCGCCTTTCAGTGGCATGGGCTATTCTCTGACAAAGTTTACAAGCTTTGAAATCATTGAAGAAAACCTTGGTGTTGGGTTTGTGCGTCTGGCAGGATTCGCAGAATCGCATGGCTGGTTTTTGTTTCAGCTTTTCAAGCCTCTCTTCTAAGCGTTCGCTTAAAGGCTTTCTTCTGTCGAGCAAGGTGTAAAGCTTCACGTTCGGCTTCCTCTCTGGATAACCCACCATCGAATTGCATGATTGCGGCTCGCTCTTCAAACCAGACGTACAAGTCTGGATCGTAAAAACGTAACCGTTCCACTTCATCGAAAATCTTTTCATTCATTGAGGCGCAGCGTCAGGCGAGCGTCCGTTAATCGCCTTTATTGCTTTTGATTGAGCAAACCTGCTTCGCGTGGATTGCCAGCACTCGCTGTGGCGACTCCTCAGTTTGGTTCGCCAAAGTTTACCAATCGTCACGCCTCAAAATCCTTGTAAAGCCGCGAACCTGTTGCGCCTTCCTGTCCCTGATACTTTCCTTGGTACGGTTGAGCGGTTGGTTCGTCCAATTGAAAGAAAACAATTTGGCAAATCCTCACGCCTGCTTTCAACAAGATTGGCTTTTCGCTTTGGTTGTACAGTTCGAGCGTGATCTGGCCTTGAAAACCAGAATCGACGAAGCCAGCATTCTGGATTTGTAAGCCCAACCTTCCGACTGACGAGCGACCAGCCACAAAAGCCGCTAAGTGATTCGGCACACTGATTTTTTCCTGAGTGCTTGCCAGAACAAACTTGGAAGGCTCCAGCAAAAAATCTTCAGTCTGAACGTGCTGGTAAACGGATTCTGAATCCAAGAACAGAAACTTCTGCTTGATTCCCAACTGAGCGAAGGTGTTGCCCAAGTGCAAATCAACAGAGCAAGGTCCAACCTGGGCGAATCTTGGCAAATGCCCCAACTCTTTGAGTCCATTCAAAGTCTGGTGAGAGAGAATCATTTCAATCTTTAATTTTTAATGTGAAATTCAGCTTCGACATTATATCTGAAGCAAGCTTCTGTAATTAGCTGCCAATTTTTAGGTTCTTTTCTGCCATATAGACAAAGAACCATTCTGTGTCTAGGATATTCAATCGCATAGGTTAACACCTGTCCGAGTGCTTGCTTCCAGTAACGCCAATCCTTAATTTCATAAATAGTGTCTGAGGTTAGTAAATCAATTCTGCCGTAAACTGTTGGGACTTCTGTTTCGCCACCAATCTCCATTTTTAAGTCTTTTTGAACATTTGCTTCGATTTGCTTACTAGCATATTTAGTCGCCCACCTTTTAATTTGTTGCTTTATTTTTTCAGGATTTTGACGATATCTTTCTTTAGCCACTTCTCTGTTTTTCTTTCGTCTGCAACTTAAACAATCTGAAGTCATTCCGTCTTTTGAACCGTTTTTTCTCCAATATTTTTTTTCTCTAGGAAACTCTTTTTGACATTGAGAACAACGCTTTGACCAAACACCTTCTGAATTATAATAAGCTGAATTCTCTAAGTATCTGCGATGTCCAGCTTTTTCCACATAAAAATCATCAAGTCGCATTTGAGTCCACCACTCGCGATTTGATAAAAGTTCATCTGGCAGCTTGCTGGGCCAATTTGTGTAATCTTTCAAAGAGCAAATCATCAGTCAGCCCAATCAAAATCGTCGTTTGGTGAATAGATCCGAATCAGTCCGGTTTCGCCCCAGCGTTTTGAAGCGTGAACGTCCCAGATTTCTTTGTCTTCTTTTCTTAGTGCGTCTTCTAAGGATTTCAGCAGGTTAGACAAATCCGGTGTTTGCTTATGAGGTTTTCCGTTCATCAAAGACTTTTGGCGAATCGACCAGCTTTTGGGCATGGGAATCACAAATTCAACGGCAAAGCTGTCCGGCAACTCAAACTTTTTATCCATCGCTTGATAACGAAGTTCATCAGCAAACAATCGGTATCTGAGCGTTGACTTGCTTGGACTCCACTTGTCTCGAATGCTTTGCCTTGGCTTGGGTACTGGTCTGATATTGAAGGTAATCATTAGGTGCTTGCAAGAGCCTTCAACTGAGTCAGGTACTGCTTTGAGAGTTGTTGACGTCTGCGACAATCAACAGAAGCCAAGGCTTTTGGTTCTTGAATCCGATACTTCGCAATGACATTCAAAACTGCGTTGATGTCCGCAATAGTGGGCCATTGGCTCATTGTGCTGATGACTTTTGTAATGGCTTTGGAAAAGTCAGTTTGATCAATCTGAGCCTCATTGCAAAAGGCTTGAACCCAGAGCTGGTGCAATCCTTCCGGTATGGGTCGATTCAAATTCATCGAAACCATTGCCAAAGCCTGAATCACCTGTTTCTCCGTGACGTTCTGCATAATCCTCCAACATGCGTTTGACTGATTGCTCTTGTGCGGTGAGTCTGCGAGGTTGTTCCTGCGGCTTACCTCGGATTGGCACAATTGGCGGTTCTTGGTGCTGCTGAATCAAGTCTGCGACTAGAAAGCGTTCAGCGTCTTTGGTAAAGCTGTCTCCGCATTCTGCCAAGTAGTGATTCGTGGCAATCTCAATCTCAGCAACGCTGAAGTTTGCCAACAGCCTTTTGAAGTGTTCCTTGGCTTTTGCCTTCCTGCCTGGATTCCTCGTCACCTTCATCCGCCAATCACTCCACCAGCTTTCAAAAGCTGGATCTAATTCTTTATTTTTTTCTTTATATTTAATTTCATCCTTATTTCTTTTATTTATATAGTTGTCCACATGGCTACTTGTGGACATCTGGACATCTGGTTTTTCAGGTTCATTTTCCAGATGGCTAGAAGTGGACATCTGGACATCTGGATTCTGTGGCTCTTGGCTAATAATCCATTGCCAAGACTTCACCTGTCCTTTGTCATTGCGGATTTGTTGCTTCTTCAGAAATCCCGATTCCTTCAGTTCTTCCAATGCGTTTGTTACTCGCCTTCGGCCTTCCTGAAAATGGTCACGCAACTGGTCAACCCGAATCTGAAAGTCTGGTGGCTTGCTGATGAGATACGCTAGCAAGCCTCTGGCAGTTAGTGAGAGGTTGTCATTCTGTAGAATGTGATTCCCGATTACCGTGTATGGAATATTATCGGGAACTCGCTTGATGACGGTCATTCAAACCTCTAGCGTTTCAAAAGGATTGAGGTATTTAATCGGAACAAACCAAGCAGGAGAACGAACGTCTGTTCTCCAGAACTGGTCTTGCTTGCCTTCGCTGCCTTTGATCCAGCCGTGAATCTCGTAAACTGGCGAATTGCCTGTCACCAAGACAAAGTTGTCCTCACCGGAATCAATCGGTCTGATGATGAGGTTCTTGTGGCTCAATGCCGTGCGTACCTGAAAGCCGCAAACGTCCGGTTTTTTGAACGTATCCACGCTGCCGTCCCAATAGCGGCCTAATGCCTTGGCAACCGCTAATTCACCACAAGCGCCTTCCAAATGATTGTGCCAATCGTAGCGAGTCTGGTTGGTAGAATCCTTGCGCTGATACTTGATATTCGCTAGGTTTCGCAATCTTCCGATTTCGGTAGCCATTGCCAGCTCATGCCACGACAGCTTCACTTTCATCAGTCTCCGGTATCAACCCCAAACGGTCTTCGGTCTGGGTCATCAGTTGCGTCAATGCAGTGATTTCGTCTTTGCTCAGTTGCTTGTGATTGCTGGCTTCTCGCGCCATGCGTCGAGCGTTTTCGTAACCGTTGCGGTTCTTGGCTTCTTCAAACTGCGCCTTGCAGCGTTCAAAAACCGGATTGGCCTTTGCCTCAATAAATGGCTCATTGTCTGGCGGATTCGGTTCAACGGTTGCTCCGTTTTCATCAAACTCTCCATCTAGGCCAGTGATGCCAAAGCACAAGCGGATGGCTTGCTTCATGGCTGCTTGTCTCAGCATTCGGTTGGGGTAGTTCTTCCATGCTGGACTTCGATCGTTATAACAATCGCTTAGATATTCTGTCACCTCGGTTGGATGGGTTCGGTCTTTGCGATAAATGCGAGCCGTGGCGGAAATGACTTTGCCTTTGTCATCTGCCTCTCTGCCGAATTCAATCCGCTCAAACTGCGGATGGTTGTTCATGATCTTGATGTAGCCATCGACGGAAATACTGGTTGTGATTCCGCCTTTGTTGTCTGGGAATGCCCAAATTTCCTTTGTCACCGGATTCAACTTGAACTGCTTGGCTATGGTCAAAAACGCAACCAGATGTTCTTGCTTGGTTCCGGTTGGTAAAATGGACTTCGACAACACTTCATGCAGTGTATTTTGGTCAACTCCTAACTCTGACGCTACTGATTTGATTAATTCGTTCATAACTATCCTTTTTGGTTACCTTACCAGACCATAACTGGTCTGAACTAATCTTATCTCAACCGGACTCAAATTAGCCGAACTCACCAGAACTGATCTGAAAAAATCCGATCTTAACTGAACACATCCTACCCAAACATATTAATTATTGCCTTATTCGATAAATGCTTAACTTTTCCAGCGAGGTTGTTGTTCCTTACCTTATTTAACCTCAACATATCACACCCGACACCATTGCAACTCATCGAAACAGAGCAGAACATAGCTCACATCAGCATATCTAATCCTATCGCAACATATCGAACCTCACCCTATTCAATAAGGTCTTGCTCTCGGTAGTGTGGCACAAGCTTACGCTCGTTTTTTGCCATGTTCGCTAGGTTAATTAAACGAACTGAAGCGTCCATATGCCTCCGTTTTTCATCTTGATTAAGTGCTTCAAGGTCAGTGTTTACAACTCGCTCTTCTGCCTTTTTCAATACCTTTACAATCTGCACATGCACTTCTCTTTCGGCAATTTCTGCTTGCTCGGCTGGCGGAACCAACCGATAGCCTTGAGCGTGGACATTCTGCAAATCACGCTTGTATTGAACCAACAGAATTTTCTTTAGACGATCCATGTCTGTCATCATCTGAAGCTGTCGCTTTTGATACTCAACGGCATTGATTCCAGCTTCCTTGGGGTTGTTGTCAAACAACTCAAAAAAGTATTCACTTGGGATCAACTCGCCCAATTGATACCGTTTCAACAGGTCAGGAATCTGAGCCTTCCAAGCTGGAAATTCTGGGAGCAAATCAAACTTTTCTTCATTCATTTGATAATCTCCGAGTTAAACTTTCCGTAGGTTGGTCGATAGTCCAACAAACCCATCATTTTCCCAGCAATATCAATGAATCGCTCAACCTGCTCACGGTTTAAAAAACTCGGCTCATAAGCTATCTGAATGTCTGCTGACCACTCTGGGAAGCATGGCCTAGTCCGTATGACTTTGTTCCGGTTGACGGTCACTGGTCTGCGATCAAAAAAGTTCTTGTCATACAGTCCTTTGATGGATCTTGGCCCATCATATTCAAGACGGCATTTCTCAACTGTACACTGCAAGGCTCGCTTGACGGTTGTTCCATCTTTGCTGAGTTTCGCAGCTTCTCGAATTACGGCATCAATAGCATAGCCAGGAATGTAAGGTCCAATCTTCTCGTCATGATAAAGACCAGAACAGAAGTCAATCCACTGAAGTTCTAAGTGATGCTCTTCCGTTTTCTTCTTTACGGCTGAAATCTTCTTTGCTGCTTTCGCTAATGGATGCAGTGGGTCAGTCGTAACGTTATTGTGCATCAGCAAAGGCGTCACACCTGTGAGCCTGAAATTTCCAATTTCCATATTTTCCTTTTAATCATGAGTGAATGATGGAAAGGAGTGGTCCATACCACTCCATACCATATTAATAATGAGTACCTTTAAAGGTTCTCTTGTCCTGCCTGAACAAATCTAAGCATGATCTAACAAATCTTGGCCCAACCTATCAAAGCGTAACAGAACATAACGCATTCAACCTTGGCATACCCTAGCATGTCAAATCTTGACGCAACCGATCACAACGTATCCAAGCGTATCAGATCAAACACTATTTAAAGACAGGAAGATGAACACCTAAATGTTCATCTCACTAGCTTTAAATAACCTTGTCTTAACACAACCGATCGAATCATAACTAAACGCAGCTTAACCCATCGCACCTTATTTGTTCGCGCCTTCCAGCCAGCTTGAGCTTAAATTCGGATACTTTTTTGACAAAATGACGCTATGACCTACGCCTTCTGTTCAATTAAGTTATCTCGTAAAGCTTTATCACTTTCTTCGGTTCAATGCTTGTTGCTGATTTTGAAGCTTTGCAGCCATGATTGATCCCAGCAACACCGAAAACCGGAAGGCTTAATCTCTTTGTAAATCATTCGCGCCTTCCAGCCAGCTTTAGCTTGAGTTGAGAAAAGCTTTATTGCTTACTCCGGCACATGAATGGTTGCCCGTTTTTTTAGGGAGGATGGGCAAAACCGGAAAACCAGAAGGCTTAATCTGTTATAAAATCATCCTCGTATTGAGAAGGTTTTGAACCTTCTACCCAGACCGGATTCAGGTATTGCGTGATTTGTCCACCTCGCTTGATAAACGCAAGGATCTCTTCGGGAAACATCGAATCAGCCGGAACTTCGGTTGAAGTGACTGATGCGTCATTCCACTTTTCTTTGACTTCAACCTGCTTCTTCGCCTCAATCTCTAGCTCTTGTCTTTTCTCAGCAGCCTTATTTCCAAAGTGGACTTTGCGGCATTCAGCAGAACAAAACTTTGCTCGGCTTTTGCTCGTCACTGGCTTAAATTGCTTTGAACAAATCCAGCATTTAAGAAGTCTGTTGTGGTCAAGCCTTGAGCGGTTTCTTTTGAGGTGAACCAAACCGTTGCAGGTTGGGCTACAGTATTTTTGGCTTCCAGCTTTTGGTTGAAACGTCTTCTGGCAAACCAGACATTCTTTGGGTTTCAAAGTCCCAGGCATTCTGGAAATCGTGCCTCTGACGTAAGCTCGTCTTTTGTCGTTGATATAACGGCATTGGTGACTACATAGAATGTTGCGCTCAGTTCTCGGCTGGAACACCTCACCGCATTCAACACATGGTCTTGGATCAACGATTACGGTTCTTTTGTAGTGCTGGTTGTAGCACCTAGATCCACAAAACCGCTGATCCTTGCGAGTGGGTAAAAACAACTTGCTGCATCGCTCGCAGGCAATCTTGACTTTCGGCTTTCTGACTTTGTTGCGGTATCTGGCAGCGTTTTGTTTCTTCAGCTCATAGCCACAACTGTGGCTACAAGTCTTGTGGCTGCTGGACTTTCTATTGAACCGCTTTGAGCAAATCACACACTGAGGCTTGGTGTGCTTGGCCTTCAGTTCGTCAAAACAAATCTGTCCGCAAGTCCTTTCCTCGCCTTCGGTCAAAAACTTCAGGCCGCAATTGGTGCAGGTTCTAATCGTCAATGATTGCCTTGTCGTCCCAAGTATTCTCGTTGAATGGATCGTCCAGCCTGCTGAACTTCTCTTCCTGGCTAATGTCCAAAGGCTTCAAATCAAAGCAGTTTCGCTCATGCTTCTGGTGCGACAACTTGCCGCAACGACTGCATTCATATAACTGGCAGAAGCTCGCCTCGCGCCTTTCGGACTGACGAACCAGCGCCCAATAGTGCCTTTCAATCCTTCTGGTTTCCTCCTTAAAGGCTTCAAATCTTTCTAAGCCTTCGTGCATACTTCCGGTTAATGAAATACAAGCGAATGCGCCACCAGAGCTTGCGATACCAAGGCGCTGAATAGTGTGTGATAATTCTGGATTTGTTCTTAGATTCGGCTCGAAAGAATTGAGCCTGAATGGTTGGTGTGCTTGTCATGATTCAACTCCATGTTGTGGTGGGGAAGCCTTGCTCAAGCTGCTGGCAGACCCCTCCGCCATTACAAAAACAAGGCTTTGATTCCCCATGTAGACTGTTCAATGAGCCATAGCCGCTCCAGCCGGTTCTCCCGAAACCGTCCAACTCGGTCAATGAGTTGAAATAACTATGGCTCAGTCAACAGGCAGCCCACAAAGAGGCTGCGGTTGCGAATTACTTAAATTGAGAAATCAATTGATTTGCGTACTTTTCGCCTCTGAACCACATGGCTTTTTTAGCGTCAGCAATGTCTTTTTTTGTCAATCCGCCTCTGTTTGCAACCAAGTAGGCTGCAACGCCTTCTCTGAAGTCTGTATCCATTGATGGTGCGATGACTCGCAATTCGTCGTTAATAAAATTAAACCTTTGAATTTGAGCGCAAAGCTTATCCATATGTCCTCTTCTAGTTAGTCCGCAATTTTTGAGTGGCACGGCTTGCGGTTTGCCGTAAGCGGTTCAACTCAACCGCTCTTTCTGACTGAGTCGCCTGAATGGCAACGTCAGCGGAAATCTTTTTGCTGAGAATGTCCTGATTGACCAAAACTTCGGTCAGCAGGTTGCGAATGCTGGCGAGTTCTTCGCGTAGTTCTTCGTCAATCATTCTTGTTTTTGAAGAATTTCTTGATTTCTTGGACTTCTGTGTCTGAAAAAATGATTGGTGCATATTTGTGGACTTGCGTTCCTTTTGGAATCAGTCCTTTGCTGCGCCAGTAGCGGATACGGTCAGGATGGGCTTGAACGATCTGCGACAAATCAAACAAAGAAGTCATTTAATAAATTGATTTTTAAAGAGTAAACACTTAGTATTTCGCCTAGCTGCTAGGCAGCAAGTGCTTCCATCTTAATTAATCAATTGATAAAATCAAGAAAAATTTAAAGGTGCGTGGTGAATTCTTCTGAAATTATTGAAAAGGCTAAAAGTCTTTTGAATCTAAGATTTGATAGAGAATTAGCTGAAATGCTGGGAATGAGTGCAGCGGCCTTATCCGAAAGGCGCAGAAAGAATTCAATACCAATTGAGGCAATTAAAAAAATTTTGCTTGAAAAATCAATTGATTCTTCTTTTTTGGACTCTGAAGGTAGGAGTAAAGAAATGAAGGCAGATTCATCGCAGACCATGAATCCAGAAAGCATACGCCTAAAGGACGAAGTCATATCAATTCAAAAGAAATATATTGAACGCCTAGAGAAAACGATTGAGAGGCTTGAGGAAGACAAAAAAAAACGGAATCAGCGAATCGTACCGGAATGGTACAACCAACCAGACAATTGGGTATCAGTCCCAATGTAGCACCTGAAGACCAGTAAAATCCTGCCACACTATATTCTTTTACATATTGCTTCAAAAAAGTTACCCCCCCCAACTAAGTGACAGGATTTGAGCCACAAAAACGAAATCGTCCATGACCAACGGCAAAAAGCCTATGTTGGTCAACTATGGATTGGTAAGAAAAGATACCGTCGAGTCTTGATTCGTTTTGTGGATGCTGAAGGCTTAGAGCCTGACCAGTTGAACGCCTTGCTCGTTGAGCGATTTTTGACGCTTAAAGAGCGACTGACGCGAGAAGTTGAGAGTCTTACTGACGAACAAGGTTTATTTTTCAGTGAGTTGTTGGATTTGTTCCTAGCGCACGTTCAAGCAAACCGTGACTGGCGGACGGTTGGCAAGTATCGGCAGCAATTGCTTCGCTACCAAAAAGTAGTTGGTGACTATCGCATTCGGCTTCACTCCGCACAGTTGACTGACAAGTTCGTTCTGGCTTTAAGAAAGGCTGGATTGAATGACCATAGTTGTAATTCTTATCTTCGAGCAGTTCGAGCGATTCTTAATTGGTCTTGGGAGCAAGGTTACTTACCAGCCGCAATTAAAGTTAAAAGCGTTCGCTCGTCAAAACCTTTGCCTGCTGTCTTTTCTGCTCAACAACTAGAAGATTTGCGCCAGCATTTAGAACAAGGCTGGAGCGAAACCAAACGAAGACGGTTTCTGGTGCTGCTTCGAGCCTGGTGGTTTTTGCGATTCACTGGAATGCGTGGTGGTGAGCTTCTGGCCTTGCGTTGGGATAATGTTTATCCAGACAGAATCGAACTTCGCTCAACAAAGGATTGGAAGGTCAAAGGCAGGAAAGACGCAATCATTCCCATTGCTGAGGATTTAAAAGAATTTATTCAGGCGCAGGATATTCAAGGCGAGCGTTATGTGCTGGACAACGGCAGAGGTCAGCCGCTTTATAGTTCGCTAGGTGATTTGACTAAGTCAATGAGAAAGGCTTTGCAGAAGGTGGGGATTGAGAACGCGAAACCGTTGCATTCGTTTAGAAGTACAGTTGCGACTGAACTATTATCTGGTGAGTCTTCAAATCCGGTGCATGTTCAAATGCTACTAAGACATGAGAGCATTCAAACAACCATGTCTTATTTAAATAGTGACCATTTGCAGCAAGTCGATCTGGTCAATAAACTAGGAAACTCGCCACAAAACACTGTTTCAAAGAAAAAAACAGAAGGCCGCAAGCCCAGCATTCATCTAGCCTACAGCCGAAAAAGCTAAGGTGACTGTTAATCATTGGGTCGCTGGTTCGAGTCCAGCTTGGGGAGCCACCTTCAGAGGAATCTTGACACCTCCGTTAAGTGGCAATATTTGAAATCCGCCACTAGCCCAGCAGTTGCTCCTTCAGTTTTTTCGCTTTTCTGATTTTTTTATACAATAAAACGCCTGGAACAGCCGCGCCCATTCCGGTTGCTGCAAGTATCAGTTCAAGTCCGCCAGAATCAACCGCTTGGTTGAAAATCTCCAAAAATCCTTCCATTTTAATAACTCCAAATCATTAAACCGTCTTCACGGTCATCGACATGAAGAAAGCGGCTTGAGCCAGTAAAAGAAAAGCCATAGCCACCGAACAGGCACATTTGAATTCCGATTTCTAAGAGCCTTGCCCCATCGGCATTCCAGCAGGCTATGTCTACTGCTCGCCCCAATACATGATAGCCTGTTGAAGTTGAACCGTTTTTGTTTTTCGCTCTTTCAACCGGATGCTCTGGCGAGCGATACGCTGAAGTCAGTCTGATAGGTTTGCCGTAGTGCTGGCGCAAGGTTTCAAGCTTCGTCAGAAACAAATCTGACATTTCACACTCACCTGTGAATTTACACTTCAGCTCGTCTCTCGAAAAATGCTCAGAATGGTCAATATAGTCCATCAAGTCTCCTTTTCTGGGTAATCAATACATTCTTGACTATACATTTCGCCAAACGCCTCTCTCTGTGGCAAAGGCATTAGTTGCAAATCGACATATCTGTGATTTTCGCGGTAATGGTCAATCACACAACTGCAAAGCTGAATGGCCGATTGCATGGCGAGATTTGAAGTCATGCCTTGCATTTGATAGGTGGGAGCCAGACGAAGTGAGCATTGGTAAGCCCATGAAACCAGGTGAAGCGTTTTATACTCGACAGGCAATGCGTAAACTGAAGTGGAAAGCAGCAAAGCCAAGCCTGTGAGAATCGGTTTCATTTTTTTAGATTATCCATTTTTTGACTTAGCTCACTAATCGCAACGGTCATGTTCGTCAAAGTAGTGTTGAGTTTTTCGTGAACTGCTAAAAGCTGCTGAGACTGCGCGGCTTGAAGGTTCGCGAGCTTTTCTGTGGTGGCCTGCTGTAATTGTGAATTTTCCCGTAATAGCTCGCTGACGCGAATATCGCTTTCAGAGTCCTTAGTTAGCCAAATATTTCTCTCCTTTTCAAAACCTCTTAAAAGAAACACGATCAACCAACCGCTGAAGGTGAGAGAAGCCATGCCAAAACCTAAATCTTGGACTAATTGAATCATTGTGTTTGGTTCTGCTGGCATATGCTCGGCCTTTTAATTGGTTTCTAGTGCTTCAATTCTTGCAGTAAGTTCGTCAATTTGTGACTGCTGGGATTCGATGAGGGTTTGTTGTTCTTTGATGCTTTCTACCAACATTGGGATAATAAATTTTTCATTAACTCGTAATGGATTTTCAACAGTAACCTGACCAGCAGTTATTGTGTTATCACTGAAACTGTCAACAAGATTTACATCAACTGTCTGAAGTTCTTGCGCAATTAACCCATACAAGGTTTTATCTGCTTCTGAGTCGCAAAAATTATCAATCCAATTAAAGGATACACCACGCATTAAAAGGACTTTTTGTAAACAGCCTGATAAATCTGTGATATTTTGTTTTAGTCTTTGGTCTGATGCGTTGTAAATATTCGTTCCAGATGGTGCTCCAATGTTCCCACTTCCATCGATCCGCATGCGTTCTGTACTACCTATACCAGTACTGTTTCCAGTACCAAATGACAATGCCCCATTTGAACTACCTACACCAATTAATGCAGCACCGCTTCTTGTTGCTTGAAGTATAACATCACAACCACCAGATCCATCTGTTTGTAAATTAATTGCTGAAGAATTTGTGGATTCTTTTATATGTAGATTATAAGTTAGACTCGCTGTACCAATCCCAACATTCCCACTGCTATCCACAACAAAAGGCGTACTGTCTGGGTTTGCACTATCCTCAACAACTAACGCATTGCCTGAGCCTGTCTGGGTAATTCTTACCAAGTCTCCTGAATCTGAACCAGAAACGGTCAAAGCGCCTAGTGTTGCCGTTCCACCAGTAACTGTGATTGAATCTGAATCTTGCGTGGCTATCGTACCCAATCCTAAATTGGTTCTAGTGGTCGAATCATCTGAAACATTTAAAGAACCTGTTACGCTAATATTGCCACCAGTGTTTAACTGTGCGCTAGTCGAAACCGTGCTGGCGGTTAGTGTAAGACTCGAACCGTTGTAATTCTGTATTTCGTTTGTTTTTAATAAACTCATTTAGATAAGCTCAACAAATTCAAAGTTGTAGTCATAGAGTTGACTGCCAGGATAAGAATAAGCAATGCTGGCAGGCTCAAAGAAAGAGCCAAAAACTGCGGTATTGGTTTGATAGCCCAGAATCTGAGCAGCCACTGGTTGCATTCTCAGTCCAGCAAAAACCTTGGTTGCTGTTGCTCGTTCGCTTTCAAGTATTTGAACGCTGCCGCTGAATCTTCTGCGAATTTCACCCAATCGGTAAACTAACCCACTGTCTCGCTCCTGTCTGATTCCAAAACTGTCTCGGCTGATCGACATACCGACGTTTGGATTGTAGGTTTCCAGCACTTTTCCGGCTCGAATCGTGTTGACGATCAGCGGCAACTTCATATTTGAAACCGTAAAGTTTGAGCCACCATTTCCGGTTAACTGCAAATCTTCTGAGCCTGTCCCATCCCCAGTAATCCGGTTGATTTGCTCCGTGAAAACACCATCAGAGACAAAGGTTCCCAGCCGAATTTGTGGGTAATCTTCAAAATAAATGTTTGCCGCACTCGCTTGCAATCTGCCTAGATTCCCATTGCTTGCTGTCACCCAACCGTCCAAACTGCCTTTGACGTCTGTCGAATTGGTTAGCGCAATCTCAACCGTGTTTGTTGTCGCTGGACAAGCCACAAAAACCGAATCATTCCAGTGGGTTTTCTCGTTGAGTAGGTACTGCTCGCTCAAAGTGTAAGTGTTCGAGTACGTTTCAGTTGATAAAGTGCTTGCGCCTGAATCCTTGAATGTGACTGTTACCGATTCTGCAAGATAACTAAAGAAGATTGCTTCCGCACCTGGGCAAGTAACGGTAATTGTTGCGGTTGCTGCGTCTGAAATATAAGGCTGCCTTGGATAATTGTTCTCGACTTTGGCTATGGCATAATCACTAGCTAACTGAGTTGCTGAACTGGTAACGCTAGTGATTAGATTAGTGTAGATAATCTTCATTCTTTCCGTACAAAGTCGATTTCGGTTGGTCCGCTGATTGTTGTCTCTTCTGCATCAAAGCTATAAATGATTGAAGTTATGGTAATTGTGGCTTTGATGCTTTGCTTTTCGTCAATGCAGATGATGCGATAGCCTAAAAGGTAATTGTCTTTAATCCCAAAAATTCGAGCCGTGCAGATTGGCGCGGATTCGCTTTGCAAAATGGCTCTTAAATATTCAATGACTTTCTCTTCAATCGTGCTGAGTGCGTCATAACCTTGTTCTTCGCCATAGCCTAGATTGGGGACTTCCACATATTTTGTTTCTTGAGCGAGCGTTACACTATCTGGATAAGGCGTATTGAATTCATACTCGCTGAAAACCTTTTTAATTGGATAGGCTGGCGCTAATTGCAACTGAAGCAGTTCAGGCGTTCTCACCGTTGCGGCTGCCACACCGGATTGAATCCGGTTAATCACTCGTAAAGTAGAGCCGTTGATTTGCAGCAACAGGTTTGCGGCTTTGGCAGTATCTGCCGCGAAGTCAATCAGTGGCTCGTTTCTAGTGGTTGCTTGTGCCATAACTAAGGCGAATAAATTTCAACTTCTGAAGCTGTCGTGGCTACGGTCAGTGAGCGAACGGTCAGCGTTCCGTTTGTGTCGATTTCTACCGTTACGCTGAGGCGTACTTCAACAGGTGAGTCGTTCACCTGCTCATCGCTGATCGTGGTATCGGTGTTGTAGTTGACGCCAGCCATTTACGCATAGCTCGTGTCTAGGGTTAGGCTCAATTCAGTCGCAACGTGATTGTAAAAACTCGAAAGAGTTGAACCTCTGTTGCTGATTCCCGAAATACTCAAAACACCACCAGTAGTGGGAGCGTTTAATTTTATTACTGTGCTGGTTGGCGCAACGCCACTTCCGCCTGAACCGTTCCAGAATTCTGAACTAGTGTTGTCGGTTGAATAAATCAAAACGCCATCCTCTCTAATTTCAATCGGGTAACTGCTGTTATTCGTTTGCAAATCTGGGTTCGCTACTTCGTCATCTCTTTTCTTAATCACAGGCGTGACGTTTTTGACAATTCCCCAACTGAACGGGATTCTCAGTGGCACACCCACTCGGTGCGTGTTACCGTCAGAGGTAAACGTTCCGGTTGTGCCATAGCCAGAAGTCACCGGAATGAAGTCTTTGTCCTGCAAGGTGAAGGTGTTTGAACCAGTGCGAACAACGTAATAATAGTTATCGACTGCAACCGATTGATATTCGAGCAACTCCCCGTAGGAATCCATCTGCTCGAAAATGATAACCGTACCCGTCACAAAGCCATGATTCAAAGCGGTAATTGAAACTGGTGTTCCTGCGCCTGAAGAAATAACAGCTTCCACGAAGGCAAAATTTTCAGTCAAGGTAAATGGCCTAGCGCCTTTCGTAAATTCGGTGTCTGTGAGCGCAAAGGTGAGTTCTGTATCAGTGACGGATTGAAGAAAAATGTTTCCAGAAAACAAGTCGCTTCCGGCTTCTCCCCATTTCAAAGTCGTTGCATATAGCCTAGGTGCAGTGAGTAAATCTTCGTATCTTTGCAAGGCGAATGGATGGCTTGCGTTTAGATAATCGTTGGTAAGTGTGATATTGCCAAACTTCACGCCAATCTTGCCTGAATCTTCGACTTGCCCCAATTCTAAACTCGGCATTCTCTTGACAAAAGGCTGGTAAAAATTTTGACCAGCAAAGCCACGAAGCGAACCTCGGTAATCCGTACCATCAACCGTAATCGTGGCAAGTAGCTGGCTCATCAGATGTACCTAGCCGGAAGAAACTTGTCGCCTTGCCTTCTCGTTCTTTCTCGCAATTCGCTTCTAAATTCTTCAATACCAGCCTTAGTCTGGCCTTCCATATCTGTATAAACATTCACCTCGGTGTCATTCTCTCTGACGGCAACAATCAATTCAGCAAGTAATCTTTTTACCTCTGGGTCGCTCGTTGCGTTGATTGCTGCGGTGTCGCCAGAGTTCAAGCGGTTCAGATTGCTGACGCCATATCTGCGAACGGTTTCTGGGGATAGAATGTATTCGCCAGGTGAGAGCATGGCTGGGATGGTGTCCATTGGGTCTGGGACTAATCCGCCTTGCCGGAAGCCGTATTTTTTAACGTTTGTGTTTCCTAGAGAAGGTGATTGTGCTGATTCATAGGAAGTCTGAGCCTGAGACAATTTTTGAAAAAATGAAATAACACCCATTCCTCCTTGATAATTGTAAGAAACCGCATAGTTACCGATTGGATTCCCAAAAACTCTTTTAAACTCAGCTACTTGGTCTGCTATTGACGTCAACCCAAATCTTGTGATTTCTGTTGTGTCCGTATTGGATGTGTAGGCAGTTTGAATACTTCCATAAGTGTACGGACCTTTTTCATAATCAAACCCAAGTCTTGCGTAAATCGCAGCTTCAGCAAGTGACTGATTAAAGCTTTGAATTGCTGAGTTAATCGCAGAACTCAAAGAATTGAATGACTGCGACACAGAAGTAGTGTTGAGGCTAACGGTTGGAGTGACAACGCCCAAATAAGGCGTTCCGGCTGTTGCAATAGGTGTGATTGTTCCTAAGTCCAGGCTGATTCCACTAACGTCAACAGTGAAGTCATCTTCATTCAATTCTAGTTCAATTTGATGAACAGTCGTTAGGAAGTCAACTTGCTGTTGGGCAAAGGCAAGCGTTGCCAGGTTGAGTCCGCTTATCATGTCACTGACTGCCGTTTGTAACTCCTCCGGCAAATCGCCTAGCAAATCCTCTGCGCCTGAAGTTAAAGTGCCAACGGCTCCAATTGGAGCATTCACAGAAGTCTGAATTCCTAGTCCTGTTAAATCCCCAAGAACCGCTTCAAAAATGTCGGTGTAGGCTGTTGAAGACTTGAAGACGTTTCTGGCTGCGCTCAAGTATTCGTTGACGAATCCTTGCAGTGCTTTGATGTCATCTTCCGTTGCCTCCTGGTCAAAGGCGTTTTCTAGTAGGCTTTCGTAGGTGCTCTGAGCTTGAGCGAATTGTTCTTGGGGTCCCAATGGCGAAAAGTCCGAAAAGAGCAATTCTTGGACTTGGTCAAAGAGTCCTTGAACCAACTCATCAATTTTTTCAATCGTGCGCTCAAAATCTGACAGTAAGGCTTGCAGTCCGGTTTCAACGTTCTGGAGTTGCAGAAGTTGCTGTTCTCGTTCGAGTGCTGCCAGTTGTTTATTTTTCAGTTCGAGCGTTTTGGCTTCTGCCTGTGAGATTCTTTGCAGAAGTGCATTTCGTTTTTCTTCGTCTTGAACCAATAGCGCAATGATTCGTTGCTGACTCAACATTTCAGCAGTTTCCTGATAGCGGAATTCAATCTGCTCTTCCAGTGTCAGATTCTGAAAATCCATTGCTTGAATCTGAGCCTCTGCGGTGTCGTAAATCAACGAGGTTGTTCGTTCAAAATCAGACACCACTCCAGTTTCAGTCCCAACGATTGAATCAACCAGTTCCTCAATGGCAAGCAAAGCGTTTGCGGCTCCAACCGTAATCGCTGCGTCTTCTCTCAAGTAGGTGTCACCTTCTGGTCCAACCTGAAATCTATCCTGTGAGAAATAATCAGCCACATCTTGCAGTGAGTCAAAGGTTCCTGCGTCAATAGAGGCATAAATGGCTTCAACGACTGATTCAAAGCTGCTTAGGCTTTCTGGGAAACCTCCGTAGGTTTCAGAGTATCCAGCAGCAATGCCTTGAATTAGTGTGTTCACTTGTTGAGTGAAGGCTTCAATTGTTCCGGCAACATTCCCAGATTCTTCAGCAGCATCACTCAAGGCATTCACCACGGCAGAGCGCTCTGTGGTCAATTCGTTCAGACTAGAAATGGCAACTCTTGTTGCGATTTCAGCAGAGGTTGGTGCACTGCCCCCACCAGCCGCACCACCTAGCGCCTCAATGTCTCTGGTGAATCCGCCACCGCCATAATAGCTATTTGGTCCAATGCCTAAAGAATCCGCTAGGTTTTCAATGGCATTGCCTGCGCCTTCAAGAAACGCCTTTGTCAACCGATTAATTGCGCTCTGCAAATCTGCCAGAATGTCAATGAATGGGTCTAGTGTGTCGAAGAGAATGGTGAAGTATTCTTCAATCGCAGCAGCAACTTTTTCGTTGCTTAAGATTAGTTTTGCAGCGGCTTCCTCTGGTGA